GTGGATACGCCCACTTTGAAAGTTATGTCTGTAGAAAAATTTAAAAATATATTTCAGGGATTAGAACGTGCACGTGGTGTCACTTACGTTGACAAAAAAGGCGCAGATGGGCAAAAGATAAAAGGTAAATCTTTTGTAGCACGTGAATCAGTCACAGAGGAACTTTGGTTAAGTCATTTACAAGGTAAGGAACCAAGTCTTGGAATTATTCCAATTAATGACAATAATAAATGTCGATGGGGCTGTATTGATATTGACTCATATGCAGGGTTTGATCATAAAAAATTAATTAACAAAATTAAAAGTTTAAAATTACCATTAGTAGTGTTCCGATCTAAATCGGGAGGTGCTCATGTTTTTTTATTTACAGAAGTTCCAGTAGAAGCAAAAATAGTAAGAGATAAACTTTTATCTATTAGTGCTATACTAGGTTATGGAGGAGCAGAAATTTTTCCAAAACAAATAGAATTAAAATCGAAAGATGATACAGGAAATTTTTTAAATTTACCGTATTTTAATGGCGATGATTCAACAAGGTATGCTTTTAAAGAAGATGGTACAGCAGCAAGTTTAGAAGAATTTTATGGAATCTATAATAATGTAAAACAACTAGATGTTGGTTCCATAAAAGTGGAGAGGCCCCAATCAGAATTTTCTGATGGGCCTCCCTGTTTAGAATCGTTAACACAAAGTAAGTTAAATGATGGAAGAGATAGAGTCATTTATCAATTTATTCAATATGCAAAAAGAAAATGGCCAGAAGAATGGTCTAAAAAAATAAATCAATTTAATTATACACATTTTGTAGAGCCATTAGAAGATAAGGTTATTCAAGATAAAATAAAATTTCACAGTAAAAAAGATTTAGGTTTTAAATGTAATGAAGAGCCAATGTGTAATCATTGTGATAAATCATTATGTAAAACTAGAAAATTTGGAATAGGTGGAGAATCAGTATTTCCTACATTAAGTGATTTACAAAAAGTGGAATTAGATGAGCCATATTATTGGGTTAATGTAGATGGAGAAAGAGTAAAATTAGATACTATTGATTCTTTATTAGAACAAAGATTGTTTAGAAGAACTGTTGCAAAACAAATAAATAAAAAACCACCAAGAATTACTATAAAAGAATTTGAAAAATATACAGATATGTTACTTGCAGGAGTAGAAATTATAAAAGCACCAATTGGATCATCATTAATTGAACAATTAAAAGATCATTTAGAAGAATATTGCACTAATGATTCAGCAGCAACAACAAATAAAGAAGAAATATTTTTAGGAAATGTATGGACATCAGAAAATAAACATCATTTTATATTTAATAAATTTTTTCATGGTTATTTACAAAGAAGAAAATGGCCAGAAAAACATCAAACTACACAAGATTTATTAATTCAACATTGTGGTTGTACAGACGATAGAATTTATATTGGTAAGAAAAGACCAAGTGTAATGATAGTAGATGCATTTGAAAAACCAGAAAAAGTTTATCAACAAAAACAACTTAAGCCGAAAGATTCATTTTGAAAACTATTGTATTAGGACCACCAGGAACTGGAAAAACTCACACTTTATTAAATAAAGTTGATGATTATTTAAAAGAAACTGATCCAGACAAAGTAGGTTATTTTGCATTTACTAGAAAGGCCGCAAACGAAGCAAGAGATAGAGCTGTTAAAAAATTTAATTTAACAGAAGATGATCTTCCATATTTTAGAACACTACACTCATTAGCGTTTAGACGTTTAGGAATTAATAAAGAAAATGTTATGCAACGTAGACATTATGAAGATTTAGGAAAAAAGATTCAAATACCTATAGACTATAATGATTATGATGATGAAGAAACGGGTCTATTTACTACAAAAAGTGATTACTTAAGAATTATTAATCTTGCAAAATTAAGAAACATTTCATTAGACCAACAATTTAATTTAAAAGAGCATACTCAAAAATTAGAATATGATAAACTTATTATTATAGCTAATGAATTAGACAGATATAAAAAAGAATATGGACTTATAGATTATAATGACATGATACTAGATTTTGTTAAATCAGATAAATCACCTAAGTTTGAAGTAGTATTTGTTGATGAAGCACAGGATTTATCTCGAATGCAGTGGGATATGGTAGGCAGTTTTAATACACAAGATTCTTTTATTGCAGGAGATGATGATCAAGCAATATTTAGATGGGCAGGAGCGGATGTGGATTCCTTTATTACACAAAAAGGAAAAATTTTAAATTTAACTCAATCAATGAGAATACCTAGAAAAATTCATGACTATGCTATGAAGATTATAGAAAGAGTTTCCAACCGATTACACAAAGAATGGAAACCAAAAGCACATGAAGGAGAAATTAGTAAGTATTGGAATTTTGAAGATATTAATATGAACAAAGGAAACTGGTTAGTATTAACTAGAACAAGGTATCAATTAAAAGCTTTAGAAGATGTGTTAAAGGAAAAAGGATTATATTTTGAAGACAGATTTAACAAGTCTTATGAAAAAGGCATTCAGGAAGCAGCACTCAACTGGGAGCATTTAAGGAGAGGACAATTATTACATTATAAAGATATTATGAATATATCTCAATATATGAGTTCAGCTAATTGGGAAAAAAATAAATTAAAATCATTATCTAAAGAATCATTCTATGGAATAGATCAACTAACAAGTGGACACGGTCTTAATACTAAAAATACTTGGTATGAATGTTTTGACAATGCTGGTTCAAAAAGGATTACATATATTAGAAAAATGAGAGCTAATGGAGAAGAATTAAACAAAGAGCCAAGAATTAAATTATCTACTATTCACAGTGTTAAGGGTGGAGAAGAAGACAATGTAGTTATATTGCCAGATCTTACTATGAATACTCAAAAATCTTATGAAAGAAATTGTGATGATGAAAATAGATTATTCTATGTAGGTGCAACTAGAGCAAAGGAACATTTACATATTGTAAGACCTAAAGATGAAAATAAAGCATTTCCAATGGGAGAAGTATGACACATCCTTACGCTGAAAGTAGAAAACGAGCAAGAAAAAAATGGAGACAAGGTCCTAAAGGTAAAGCATGGGACAAAGCTTATAGTCAACGACCAGAAGTTAAAGAGAGAAGAAAAGAACTTTATATTCAAAGAATAATTAAAGAGAATGCTAATGAAGGACAAAATATATAAAAAACAGGTAGGCGGAGACCATTATAAATCTATGGTTATTCAGCCATCCGAATTTATTAATAGAAATAATATTCCATTTGCAGAGGGCAACGCCATAAAATATTTATGTCGTCACAAACAAAAAAATCAAAAAGAAGATTTATTAAAAGCTAAACATTATATTGACATGGCCATTGATAGAGACTATCCTGAAGAAGTGAAAGAGATAAAAAAAGAAAAGAAAAATTCATGGGGGATAAACAAATGAACTGTTGGCACTGTAATACAGAGTTAATATGGGGAGCTGATCATGATATTGAAGAAGAAAATGATACATACTCTATGGTAACAAATTTGAGTTGTCCGAAGTGTCATTGTTTTGTTGAAGTATATTATCCAAATGAAGAAACACAAAAAGAATATGAAGAGGAAAAAAACAAATAATGCAGATTCCTCTTTTTAAACCACAAACTGAATGGTTACCACCAACAGAATTTCCAGATTTATCTAAACATGATGAAATAGCAATAGACTTAGAAACTAAAGATCCAGATTTAACTAAGATGGGATCAGGTAATGTTACTAATAGAGGAGATGTAGTAGGAGTAGCTGTAGCTGTTAAAGGATGGTCTGGATATTATCCAATTGCTCATGAAGGTGGTGGTAACATGGACCGTAAAAAAGTCTTGAAATGGTTTCAAGGAGTATTATCTACACCAGCAACAAAAATTTTTCACAACGCCATGTATGACGTTTGTTGGATTAGGGCCCTAGGTTTAAGTATTAACGGTAAAATAGTGGACACGATGATTGCATCTGCCCTTGTTGATGAAAATCAAATGCGTTATGACCTAAACAACTGCAGTAAAAGATACACTGGAAAAAGTAAAAATGAAACAGATTTATATGCAGCTGCAAAAGATTGGGGGGTTGACGCCAAGGCAGAAATGTATAAACTACCTGCCATTTATGTTGGCGCATATGCAGAAAAGGATGCTGAATTAACTTTAGAACTTTGGCAAGAACTTAAGAAAGAAATTTTATACCAAGATATACAATCTATTTTTGATTTAGAGACTGAACTTTTTCCTTGCCTAGTTGATATGCGTTTTTTAGGAGTTCGTGTAGACGTAGAGCAAGCTCACAAATTAAAAGAAGAATTACATAAAGAAGAAAAAGAGTGCCTATTACAAGTAAAAAAAGAAACTCAAGTAGACGTCCAAATATGGGCTGCTCGAT